CTCCAAAATCTACCCCACCAATTCCATACACTTGAGTATCTTTGAGATATGTGAAGTTTGGTAAATTTAGAGCCTCTACAATTGGTGTAAGTACATCCAATCTATCAGAATTATTCATATTACAATCGTGATTACCTGTAATAAGAATTGTTTCACAATGTTTAGAACATTCGGTAAATAACCAACTTATTTCTCTAACCAATTCAGGAGATAATTCCAATTTAGCATGAGCAATATCTCCTGCTAAATAAATGATTGAATCTTCCGTACCTCTTTTACGAATCTCCTCAAACATTTTTTCAAACACTTGCCGATACTCATTGTGTCTTTTCACATTACGGATGTGTATATCTGCAATATGATAAATCTTTTTTAATCTACTCATAAACTATTTATTTTATTTAATAGTAATTCTTCCGAAGTAAATTCTTTAGTTTTATTTAGTTCTTCGTAGAATTTTTCATACCCCATATCTGCGGCATCTTTATCTTTCAAATACATCATTTTAACTTGAATCCCATTTTTTCTAAAGTATTCTGCAGCTTTTAATGCGTCAGTCATTGCATCGTTATCTAATGATATAATAATGTTGCTTACTCCACTCATAAAGATTTTTTCAACCAATTGTTTTGATGGAAACTTACCTAAAAGTGGAATTGCATTTCTTTTAATTGTAATTGCATCAAATACACCTTCACATAATATAATTGGCTCATCCCAATTTATCTGTGATTCTAAACAAATTATATTTTTACTGATTGGTGGGTTTTTATATTTCATCTTCTCATCTGTATAATAAGAACGAGAAACAAAATAGTTTAGTGAACCTTCTAAACTATAAGATGGTATAATTATTCTTCTACTATACAATCCATCTTTACAATAACCAATATTGTATTTAACAATTTCCTTCATACCAATTCCTCTTTGAGAAAGATAGAACATAGCATGTTTATATTCTGGATTGAATCCTTTTGGTTCTTCTGCTAATGAAATAAATTCTTTTGGAAGTTGTATAAATACTCGAGTTTCTGCATCTTCTTGTTGTGGTGTCCAATTACTATCTCCGTATATTTCTCTAATTATTGATATGGTTTTTCTATCCACATCCAATTTACGAAGTAATGATGTTAATTTTTTACCACCACTATTACAAGTCCAACAATGCCACTTTTGAGTTTCAGTATTTACTTGTAATTTGGGTTTATGGTGGTTACAAAAAGGGCAATAAAAGGCCAATTCATTACCTTTCAAATAATTATATGTACCCAACACATTCGATAGTGTGGTTGTAACGAGATTTTTATCAGTTTGATTCAACACAAATCAAAGATAGTATAAATATTTTATATTTCCAAGTCTTTTAAAACCAATCTTCTGGAATGATTTTATCCGCGTATTTGTACCCATTTTTTACACACCAATCTGCGTATGTAGTTTTAGAGTTTTTTGTGATTTTGTTATTTGAGTTGGAAAATACGAATCTTATATCCAAATTTGGATTTTGAGCCTTAACTAATAGATGTTTTTTCCTATCAGCTGCAACAAATCTACCTTTAGTTTCTACAAAAATGCCATTAGGTAATTTGAAATCAGGATTATAAGTGTGGTTTGAAGCGGGTACGATGTAAGGAATCTTTTCAGATTCATATTTAACATCGATACCCTTTTCTTTAATTTGACTTGAAATAGTTTCTTCAAGACCAGATTTAAATCCGTGTTTTCTACCAACCCAACTTTTAGATTTTTTTATAACTTTTTTAGCCATTAAAAATTATCGTTTTACTGAATCCGAATACTTTGCAAAGGTTTTTTCACCACCTCTACCTGTTTTGAATTTTGCAGCAGTTAAAACTTGCTCATCTGCTTTTTGCAAATCATTTGTAGAATATGGAGTGTTTGCAGCCTTTCCAGCTTCAAATGAAATTTTATCAACACCTAGTGCCGATTGTTGGGTTTTGTATAATTCTTCTAATGTTGCCATTTGTTTTGTATTTTAAGTATAAATATAAGATTATGTGTCAAATCGTATAATAAAGTTTACAGGAATATCTCTTTCCGATTTAATTGGTTGAGGAAGTTTAGCTACCGCAACTAAATCACAATTATCATCGTATAAACCAATTGTTGTGATGAATGGTGTTAAGAAAGAACCAGTTGAATCGATAGAACTACTTAAATCATAATGTTCAAATCCTGCAAAGTGAGTAGAAGAACTTACAGATGATGTATAACGATAATCCAAAGTATTTCCATTTTCTAATATAGATTTTTTACGAATGTACTTAACAGGTTGTTTAGAGTATACTCTATGTGTATTTCCAGAAGAATCTACAAATGATGTATATTCACCACCTTCCGTTACAACGGCGGATGGGTTTTGTGAAACATTAAATTCATCTTCATTAACAATCAATAGATATTCGTGCTCATAAATTGTTTTGGTGGATTTGAATGATAAGTCCCAATTAGATATCAATACATCATTGAGTGCTCGGGTGATTACAATCAACCCTTGGGTATAGAATATATTACCAATTGAATTTGTTCCTGCTGCGCCTGATAAAAATGGTATATTTTCTACTATCATTACACCACTTTCAATATTAAAACTAACAATATTCATATCATAACTTATACCGTTATATGTTAGATTAAATATACTGTCTTCTATATCAAACCCCATAAATTGAAAAGAAGCAGTATACGCAGCAGATGCTAAATCTGTAAATATAATTTCATTATCTTGAATATCTATAGATACTACAGTAATAGTATCTCCCGCAGAATCTATTAAATTTCCAAAGGTATCATCTATATATGTTTTACCATTATCTAATAAATTGATTGAACCTTTTTTGATTCCTTCTCCAACATATATTTGTGGAATAGATATTACTTTTGCGGAACCACTTAAAAATCTATCTCTACCCGAATTAGAGATTTCGTATGTATTATTTTTGGAGCCAAATCTTAAAAATGGGTTATCTTCATTTCCATTATAAAATTGTGCTCTTAATTGACCGTATATAGAATTTTGTGGATATAATCCAGATAATGTAGATGAATTTTCATTAGCTTCTAATAAATCTATTTCATTAGAACCACTAGAAAAGTTCCATTCTTTGTAGGCTTTGAAAGGCCTAATACTAATATCGGATTTGGGTATTCTTTTTAACATATCATATATAAATATAAAGAAATAAAAAACCCCCACCATTTCTGACGGGGGTGTCCTTCGGTAGCATCCGTAAGGAATATGTTATTAGAAATCAAGTTTTACTTTTATAGCTACTTCTTTATCAAATGATTTAGCAATTGGTTTAGAAGTTTTAGCTACCGCTAATAATTCGTTTGCGTCATTGTACAAACCAACAGTTGTAATATACACATGCGGGTCTCTTTCGAACAACGGTTGTACAAATGCACCTACTGAACCAGTTACGAATGTTGGGTTGTTAGAGAAGTTAAATTCTCTATTGTTTGCTCTTACAAAGTAATGCGATGTAGAAACATTTTCAGTTCTACGAGCTTGGAAATCACCACCTCTTTTTAGTGCATCGTACAATTTCAATGAACCAGATACCGAACCTGATTGATGATATTTTAATGTAGTTGAACCAGCAGCTGCTGATAATTCACCACCAACTGATGCTGAAAGTGCAGTTGGGTTTAATAAGATAATACCCATATCAGGATAGAATAAACCATATCCTTGTTGTGTGTAAGTATCTGATACTTGTGCTACTGATGCAGTTAAGGATGTTCCAATATTCAATGCACCACTAACCATATTATAAACTCTACCAGCAGTTGTTACATTTTCGCCAGTTCCACCTGAATCATCAATTAATGAAATATATCCAGCTGAACCTGATAGTGCGATTTGTATATTTCCTGGATCTAATTTTTCTTTATATCTAGCTCTATTAATGTTAAGTACATAGAATGATGATAAATCATGTCCTCCTGCGGTTGACCCAGTGTAAACACTAAAATATGCATCAGCTGCATCCAATAATACATTTTTAAATTGATTATAAACTGCAGTAGTTTGCAAATTGGAATCATCATCTTGAGATAATGTAGGTGCTCCGTTTCCGTTTACATCTCCATACGCGATGGAAAATTGAACCTCTGCAGAAGTTGATGAGGTTGCAACATTATATACATCCAAATAATACTTACCACTTACAGAGTTCAACTGTGTAGATGATGTGAAAAAATTAGTCAATGAACCTTCATCACCACTCCATATTCCAGAAGTTACAATTTCTGTTCTGTTTGTTACTTTATCAATTGCTCCAAATTTCTTATATATACCATTTGTAATAGTGGTTATATCCGAACTAATTTGCTCACCCTGTCCTAAAAATTGGTTTACAATACTAACTAATTCATTTGTATCGATAGGAGTACCTGCTACATTTGATTGTCCTGCCAAGTATTGAGCTATATTACTTGCTAAAAGGGCTCCTCTATTGTCTCTAATTAATGCCATAGTTTATTTTATTGAACGTAAGTTATCGTTACAGGTATTGTTTGTGAACCACCAGTTTCGTTACCATAAACCGTAATTGTAGTTTTGATAGTTGAAGTTAAAGATGGGTTTGGAATAAATTTAAATGTTAATCCTTTAGCAATTGCTGCGGTTGCAGATATATCATCACCAATAAAAATAGGCACTGAACCTACATCAGATGTTACTCCTTCTCCTACAATATCACCTGCGTTTTTGTTTGATAATACAATTGTGTATCCCAAACTTCTATTTCCAGCTGGAGATGTTGTTGGTGATAATGAAACTTCACCACTTCTTTGATTAACTGAAATGGTTGGTATACCAAATTCTACAACAGGAATACGAGTTGTATTTTTAGGTAGTGTTACCAATTTATATTTCATTACTTGCGTTTCATCAGGATTGGCTTCCAATACTGGCATATTCTTAATTGCCGCATCATAATATGCAGAACCAAGTGGATGTGCCGGTTCGTAAAGTGTGTAATCAATCTCATCATCTGCTAACGCAAATTGAGTAATGTTTAATCCTTGTCCTGATGCTAATTTTTCTCTACCTTTTTTAGTAAGAATTGCATCAACAGTTAATTCACTATTACTTAAATATCCCATAATATTTTTATTATTCTTTGTTTATAAATATAATAATTTTTAAATTTCGTTATTCTACTTCCAAAATAGGTTCGGAAGAATCTCTACCAGTTTTATTTACTTTTAATGTATTCGGATTAGATATAAATGTTTCAATCGGAGAACTACCATCTAGTGTAGTTGCCGCAGTATTTTTAGAACCCTTAAAGAAACTATTTTGTAATCCCCTAGTTAAATCGGAAGTAAATTTATTATGCGTTGGTAAATATCCATTTACATTTGTTACTTCTATTACATTGCCCCCAACTGTTGGACTATTTGGTGCACCGAATGGTTGAATATTTAATCGTGTTTCAGTATAAGTTTGAATATCCGAAACATATCCACCACGTGGGTCTCCCAATCCGTTTGCAGATGCGGTAATTGCAAATTTTTGTATAATTCTTTCTTTTTCTTCCGTAACTAATTGTACTTTAATTCGTTCTTTAACAACTCTATTATCTTTATTAAAATAAGTTCTAATCGCGGAACCGTTTTGTGCGTATATACCAAACCCAATTGTTTCAAATTCAGTTTGTCCTATAACTTGATTGGAATTTATAATATCAATTTCAGTTACAATTGTAGGGGTTCCTAAATCTGCATCTATAGTTATTTCTTTTTGATAATAATCCGAATTAAAAACAAAATTAGAATTCATATCAATAGTAGAATCCTGTTGATAATTTTCAGCCAATAAATTATTTACCGATGCAGTTGAAATCAATGCTTCATACTGATTGTTTTCTACCGTTAAATTTTCTGATAAATTGGCATCTATTAATGTTTCTTTTTGAATATTTTCAAATGAAATAACACTAGTATCAGATAATTTTATTTCAGTTTCTTTCTGATAATCATCTGCAGTAGGTTTTTTGTGAACAACTTTACTTCTTTCTAAAAAGTGTGGTTCTATTAATAAACCAGTAGTTGCTTTAACCCTCGCAGGCAACATCTTTTTTAAATCTTCAAACATAGATTTCTCATATAGTTTGATTAGATTTATGTAAGCATATATATCTCTATTATCAAATCTTTGGAAATAATAATTTCTTAAATTATCCAATGATTTATAATTTGGTTTATAATCATCCGATGGGTCACCAATGTAGTTATCAATATTTAACCCACCAAAAGTTTTAGCAATATCCATATTCAACTCTTTTGTAGGAGAGAAGAATAAACCAACTCTGTTAGAATCAGTTGGAGATTGGTCAAATGCTTTTTTAGTTGCTCTACTTTTTGAAGATAAATCTACACCAACACTTCCAGATATTTTTTGATTAGTTAAAGTATATTGGTCTTCGAATCTAACTTTATTAGTTGAAAATCTACTCGCTCCACCATCTGGATAATCCATTACAATTGTTCTATCGATTACTTCAAATTGAAATGGATATTCACTTATAGATGGGAAATTAAATGCCGATGCTGATAATAATGGTGTAGTGTTTACCGAATACAATGAAGCAGTAGTTCCATTTTCATAATCATTTCTAGTCAATCCATTTTCAAAATAAATGTTAGTATCAACATTTATTAACGAAGATGTTTGTGCTAAATTTTTAGGATATTCAAAATCTAAACGGAAATATAAATCATCGGTTGAAGATGAAACACTATTTCCATTAATCATTTCAGGAAATGAAACGTGTTCATAAAATCTTTCAGTATCCAATACTTCAGACCATAAACGGAATTCATCCACACTACCAATATAGTTTCCACCCAATCTAATTGTAGAACCATTATTCCAATTTGTATAATTAGAAGATGATATTGATTCTTGGAATATAGTTCTTTCTTTATCGGCTTGTCTTACATCCAATTTTAATCCAGCAGAACCACTACTTACAGATATACCAAAAAATTTACCATTAAATATTG